CAGTAGAATACTTTTGTCTAATTAGGTCTAGGTTAATAACAAGAACTCTATCAGAAACTTCTGCGATTCTTTTACCATTATTAAGTCCAGTTCCTGACCAGCCTCTGTATTTATGTGATACGCCAACTTGGTCATCTTTACCTTTTTTACCGTCTTTTTTAAATGCTCTATCTCTTGAGTATCTAGACCAGTCATTAGTATAAAATTCTCTATCGCCAGACATTGCTGCTATTAGAAGGCCTCCACCTGGTACAGTTTTTAATGAACCATAACCAGCGTCATAAGGACAGTATGGGTTATCTTTTTCGTTATCAGATATAAAGAATAATATATGCTTTGATCCACCGTGTTCTTTAAACACCTTGGTTGGATTATTACTTATTATCATATCTTCATCACCTACTTTATCTAATGCAACTTTAGCTAATTGGTAAAAACCACCAGCTAGTGACTTTAAATTTTGCTTACCGTATTTACCTTCTTTGTTACTCATCAAAACGCTAGCTAGTAATTGACTACCTAATGCTTCGTTTAAGAATCCGGTTGCTCCATTAAATGATTCAAATGATTCGTGTATTGAAAATGTATTTTCCATATCTGTTGTTTGTGTTTTAATATTTTCTAGTAGACCGATAGCAATACCATTGACTTCTCTGTCTCCTTTGTCAACATACTTTTTATTAAGGATCATAAAGGTAAATCCATCTGCTGTTACTTGGTAATGTGGCATCATGCCTGTACCAAAGTCGTATTTATATTTAGCTGCTTTTAATTCTTTACCAACTGACATAAAGTCTTTTGCTTTACCTACTAATTCGGCAAGCTTATCTAAATGATCTCCAGCGTCATCCTTTTCGTTAACTACTGATTCGGCTAATCCTTGCTTTTTCATTAGAGCTAGTTCATCTTTACATGCCTTGTTAAATTTCTTAAAGTGCGATACTGCATCTTTAGAATATCCATCTTGAAATAATTCAATTGCCATATTCAGATGGCTTGCTATTTCGTCAGCTTGTTCATCACCTATTTCTTCAAAATCATCAGAAAGTCTTAGTAACTTTTTCTCACCCGTTCCCTTTGAAGCGAATAAACCAAGTTTTAGTAATGCAACAATTGGCTCTTCTTTAGCTTCAGTAACTGATTCGTCCATTCTTGCTAAAGTATCATAATGAATATCATCTATATTACCTGAGTTTTCGTAGTTATATCCTACTGATGCGTCGATAGTCCATTCTTTTCCATCTTGATCTGTACCCATAAAGTATACATCCTTTCCTTCGTTTCCATGGTCATCGATAACATCATAATCATCAAATTCTACTTCATACTTTTTACCACCGTCTTTAAATTTAATAATAGGCCAATCATCTTTAGTGATTTTAATAGCTTCGTGAATAGGAAAAGCTTTTAATGCAGGTGCGTCTAATTCGCTTAAAATTCTAAGACCCCATTTTGAAAGCTTAACACCATCCTCAGAAACAAAGAAATATTTTGAATTTGAAGATCTCCATCTGTTAGGGCTTTTAGATACCTTTGAAAGTATTTTAGTAAATTCCTCTTCTGTTAATACTCCGTCTTTTACTGCTTTTAAAATTTCGTTTCTAACACTAGCTGTTTTGCCAACAGTAGCTGCAGGATGGTTTTCAGTATACTTTCTTTTAATTTGTATCTTCTTGCCTTCTTTTAAGAAATCTTCGAATTTTTCCATAATTATTTTACTTTAATTTTTGCTTGATGTCCAGTAGTTTCAGTATATTGAAATGCAAATTTAGACTTTGCAAATAAAGTACCCATTGTAAATGAAACAAAAGTTCCCTCTGGACTTTTCATAGCAATATTATATGCTTCTGTCGCAGATGCTTCATCTTCAAAAACTCCTAAAATGTTTTTTGAAGTTGCTGATCCCATAGTATGGCCGCCTTGTAATTTAATAGACTGTCCATTAAAATCTACATTGTTGTGTGCCATTACTAAATATTTAGTGGAACCTTTTTCTGGTAAACTATCGATATGGTCTCCGAACTCAGTTCTACTATTAAAGTAAAATGATCCAAATGGAATGGATTCGTTTACTTCTTCGCCTTTGCGGCTTTCGTTAAAGCTTTCGAATGTTTTTATTTTGTTCATATTAATATGCTGTATTTGTTTATATATTCTTAATAAAATTGTCAAAGGTTAAGAACTCTATCTCAGCAGATTCGGCCATTACGCCCATAGAGTTTTCCAGTTTAGTCTTTAACTCTGCATACATGTTATGTAGCGGCTTAGGAGTTAGCTTCTTAAACAGTTTCTCATCACCATCTAACATAGCGTTTCTTACCTGTGTTGCTGAAATGTTCTTACCAGTTCTAGGGATTTCAAATAAACCAAAGTCATCTCTAACTCCTAGATCATCTCTATATTCTTGCTTATCTACTTGGTAACCATAAGTCTTCATTCTATCACTTCCTGTTCCCCATAATACTGGTTCGTATTTTGGTCTCATTGCATTAAACATAGTGTCAATACCACCAGTTGGAATTACAAAAACTTCTTCAATTGGATATTTAGATTTTAAAGAGTTAATCATTGCAACTTGAGTGTCCTCATCATAAGGTCTTTTAAATGCATCCTCTTTTTTCTTGTTCTTAGCTTTTACTAATAAGATTACTACCGGGTGTCCATTTTGCTTATGAATAGTTTCGACTACTTTAGCATGGCCTAGTGTAAATGGTTGGAATCTACCAACAAACATATTAACTAATTTCTTACCATGTTCTGGGTAATCTACTTTTAATGCTTCAGTAATTGGACTTACTTGAGTACTAATCTTCTTATTAAGTAAATATTGATTAAAACTTTGTACATCGTTCTCACTAGTTTCAGCCATTATTAATGAATCAATCTTTTCAATAATAGAATTAATATTATTCATTAGATCTGCATTAATAAGATCTGTCTCTTTATTTCTTTTCTTTCTAAAACTACCTAATGTTATTTTAAATAATTCGGAAAGTATTTTATCTTGTACTAGAGTTAGTGTTTTTTCGTTCTGTAAAAACTTGTGGTTTAATTCAAACATAGGTGATTCTGAAAAATCTGCAGAATCAAACTTAGCACCAATGTATTTAGTAGCATTCTTTTCAACATAGTTATTAAAAACTTCAGACATTAGCTCTAAATATCTTTTATCAGTTTCTTCTTCTGACAAGTTAATGTCCTCAAAATTAAATTGAGTTAAATGTTCTACTATATCTAATATTGTAATTTGATACATGTCAGATGGTTTTCTATCTTCACTTGGTTTTTTATTAAACTTCTCTAGTTTAAAAGATTGTAAAGATTTACCATCATGAAAATTAACTATAAATCCTGAAACATCCTTAGATAAATCATTCATTAAAGCCGATTGCTTCATATTCTCATTAAATATACCAAAGACTGTTCTTGTAAATGAAGGACTATCTTTATCTTCAAATGTCTTTTCAAACTCTAACACAGACATTCCAAGTATTCTTTTAATATCATCTTTTTGTCCTGAGTGTAATTGGCCTTCAAATAATACAGGTGGTGGAGCAACTTCTAATAAACCTGCCCACTTGTTAAGTATTTTAGTATCTCTAATTACCTTTCTAACTTTGTTAGGGTTAGAAGGTTGCATTACTTGTATGTGTGTTAGGATTAAATTAGACTTAGGCAATACATCGTATTCAACATCAATTGTTTTATTATCACCTAAATATTCAAATCCGAATTTCCAGTCAAATGGCATATCTTCCATTGCATCCATAGAAACTGATTTAAAGTGTCTAATTGCATTTTCATAATATCTTACAATAGTACGATCTATGACATTCATTTTATCCTTCGAACCAGACTTGTAATATACAAAGCCGCTACCTTCTCTTTTAACATGAAAAGAAGAACCGCTAATTTTTTCAGTTACAATACATTTGTTACTTAGTAACGTATCCACATCTGAAATGTTTGCTCCTTCGAAATATGTTTTTAGATTTTGTAGTGCCATTATCTTCCGTATTTTATGATACCCATTAGCTGGTTAATCGCAGCAAAAGTACCTGTTAGTTTAAAGGTTTTTCCTTTAAATTTAAAGACCACTCCTTCTGTTGGGATGATCGACTCAATACCACCAATTCCCTCTAGTCTTTTTAGTTCTTTTTCAACCTTTTCAATTTGAGTAAGGTCGCCATTCTTTTTAATCTTGCCAGCTTCAGTTCTAATCTGATTATGTAATCTTGCTTTCTCAGCATCTGGATTAGCAGCTACAAAATTAGAAGCGTTCTTTAAAACATCTGCACCTAACTCTAAAAATAGATTCTCAAAAGGTAAAATGTTTTCTTTATACTTCTTATTTCTTTGACCATCAAAATCTTTAACAGCCTTATTTTGTTCCGGTGTTAATTCCTTCTTTAATGCAGTTAACTTAAGTGTCTTCTTATCTAAGTAAGCCCATCTTAAAAGTAAACCCTCTTTATGTGCAGGGTCTAGGTCTGCAAAGTTCTCTTCGATTTGGCCTCTCCACCACATCTCGTGATACATTTTAACCTCATCTTGATCTGATAGACTATAAGTATCTCTTAGTTTATTTATTGCCTTTTCGTAATAGCCGACTCTTTCATCAAAGTTAATGTCTTTTCCTAACTTTAAAATTTGAGGGGGAATTATTGTAAACGTCTTTTGAACATCTGACTTTAATTCTTTAAGAGCTTTAACTAGTTCTGTAGCAATATTTTGCTTTCCAGTTTGATTACCTTCACCATCAGTCTCTACAATACCATGAAATTGTATAACATCTCTATCATAATAGATAACATTAGGGTTTTTAGAGTAAATTAGTTCCATATTAACGAAATTCAATCCGTTCGCGAACATTGATTGATCCTTAAGCGCTGGGAGCGCCTCTGCTAGATCTTTAGCAGCAAAGATATATGTTTCTTCAACCAGCTTTGACGCGTGGCCAGTAAACATCTTAATGATACCATTTAGGTCTAGTGGATTTATCATTTGCCCTTTATTTCTGGCAAACATTGCTTGACCATCTTTTACAGTTGCAAATAGGTTTTGACCATCAGTCTTTTCAGTTGCAGCCTCTTCGAAATCTAACCCACCCTGTAATGAAGATTTAACAATAGTCTTGAAATCTGCAAAAGTTAATGAGTGGTCATCGAAAGGGTGCATCATGTGTCCTGCTGCTCCACCTTCAAATACGAAATCCTCCAAGTTGTTCACCTGGAGTTTCTCGTTTAAAAATTCTGTAAAATTAGTGTATATCTTCATAAGAAGTATTTAGTTTGTTTTTATCCTAATGATGATGTTAGTGCTCCAATTGCAGCTCCATATTCTTCACCATGCTTAGACAATAAACCGTCTACCACTTCTTGTGCTTTTGCTTCGTCAAAATCTTCTCCGAATGCTTTTTGTAAAACAGCGAATGCATACTCTTTAAAATCTTCATCAGATTTAACTTCAGCTTCATTTACTATTGGAGCTTCTACCGTATCAGCAGATTCAACATATAGGTTTACATACTTGCTACCTTTTTCAGAGTAAATTGAAGTGATTTTAAATTCACCATCAATTTTATTGCCTGTATCTTCTTTGTAATACTTAGCATAGTAAGCTTTAAAGTATAAGTTTGGTTCTAGTTCTCCAAAGAAGTGTGTCATTTTACCAATAAAGAATTTAGCAGATGGATAATGAGTTGTTATATCAGCTTTGTACTCAGCATCTAAAACATCTTTATCGAAATCTTTTACAAATTTAGCTTCAGTAACTTCTTCAGTCTCTTCAACTTCTTCTTTATCATGGTGTCCTTCTTCAACTTCGTCTTCTTCAAGTTCTTTAGCTAATTCGATTGCAGCCAATGCCTGAGATACTTTACCTTCTTCAACTGTTTCAGCCTCTGCATCTTCTTTAATTACTGGAAAGTTCTTACCGTTAAATTCAAATTCTTCAGCATCTTCTTCGATCGCCTTAGCTCTTGCAGCTAAAAATGCATTACCCTCATTCATTACAGACTCATTAGCCCATATTAAATTAAATTCGGCAGTAATATCTTCTGCTATTTTAGAGTGACCAAATCCGTCTAAGAATAAAGCCATACCTTCAACAATACCAATACCTGACCATCCTGCAGCGTTAGCTAATCCAGAATAATGTTCGTCTAGTAAATTCATAATTGATTTTTTACTTACAGGAATTTGTTGTCCTCCTAGTTTATCAATCTCTACTGTAATAGTTGTAATCTTACCACCTATTTTCTTACTTACAGGATCTCTGTATCTGTGGAAGTTAGCATCTGTTAATGATTCTGCTAATAAGTATTTACAAACACCTAATAAAAGCGGTCCGTCCATTAATGCAATATGGTTCGTGAAGAATGATTCTAACCATTTAGCAACTTTCTTAGCATCTCTTAAATTACCTTTAGATACTACAAACTTTTCATTAATCATCATAGATTCAAATGCAGGAACTAAATCGTAACTGTCATAAATATCAACCATGTACCATTTAGAATCTCTTTCGGAATATAGGTAGATGAATTCAGCTCCGCCGTTATTAGCAGCGTCTTTTACAAACTTCTCAGTATCTTTCATATTACCATCAATAGTGGCCTTGTCGCCGTAGAATTTAATATCATCTACATTTGCTTCTAGACCTGAACCACCCCCTTTCTTCAGTAGTAAGTCTACTGCCTTTCCATCTTTGTAACCCTTTTTAATTGTAGGTAACATGTGGTCTGGGTAACCATCATAGTGCATATACACTGTTGAGATTTTTCCGTTCTTTTTAATTTTACCGATTTGAGATCTTGTACCCTCTTCAATAATTGCTATTGATTCAGAAACTTCAGATGCACTTAACGCGGCAAAGAATTTAGTTCTATCTTCTTCTGTAAGTTCTTTTATTGTAGTAGCTCCAAATTCTGATAGGATTGATTTAAATTGAGCAGCTGACGCATCGCGTTTAGCTGATTGTTCTTCTTCAAGTTTTGCTGCTTTAGCTACAGTATTCGCTTTAGCAAAATCTTCAAAAGATTGTAGTTTTTGTGAACTCATGTTATGTAATTTTGTTTTTACTTTCTTGTACTATAGTATTATATATCTCCATCAAATTGCACGTTTTTTATCTCAAAAGGAAACTTCTGTTCCTTATAGATCTTTTGGCGAGCTTTTGAGTGTCTGATAAGGTAATTATCCCAACCCGGAGAGGATAAATCATCTACAAAATCAATAATGTTTACCTCTGATTTAGTATGATGTTTTCTTAAACCCCTACCAATTGATTGTCTAATAATTACTTCCGATTTAAACGATTCTGTAAAGAATATGTTGTGGATTTTATTAATCGATATACCTGTCGAGAAGGTACCATAAGAGGCAACAATAACCACTTGAGCGCCTGCTTCCATCTTTTTCTTGTATTCTTCTCTAATATCTTTGTCGGTGTTTCCATCCACATAGTATATTGGCTTATCACTATCTTGACGCAGCTTTTCATATATTCTTTTACCATGTTCAATCCTGTGGAAAAGAACAAGGCTATTACCCCGTACTCTGGAAATAATGTTTGTAATGAAAGCAAGGCGCCCTGTTGAATTAATAACATAGTTGCTTTCAAATCTGTATACATCTTTACTCTCATATCTGTTCTGGGACATCTCATGAAAAGCATTCTTAGTACTTTCCGGAGCATAATCCATTTTTATTATCTTTACATTACACCCAGCAATGTGACCTTCATCTTGAAGAAATGCCGCACCTATCTCTGTGATTACCGGTCCTGTATGTGCCATTAAGGTTAATCGATCTAAGGTCTTTGGTTTTGGAATTGTACCGGAGAGCCCGAACCTATAATTAGCTGATGTACATTTTTGTAAGATTGTTTTAATTGAAGTAGATTTAGCCTTATGTGTTTCATCAATAACGACTGCATCAAATTGTTCAAAATATTCTTTATCCTTTTTAACAAGTGATTGATAAGTACCTATCACTACATTTCTACCTGCTCTAATCTTTTGACCAGAATAGATCTGTTGTATTTTAATATTGGTTTGATTCTTCCAGTTATACTCTATAAAGTCCTCAGAGGCTTGTACAACTAACGAAACGTTTGGTACAATAAATAGTATTCTACCTGCTTTAGCCTTGTCTAACATATACGCAACTGCCATATACGAGATAAGAGTTTTACCTGCTGATGTAGCTAACTCACTTAAACATCTTCTAAACTTTAAGATATTATATGCTGCTTCTATTTGATAACCATGTGGTGTTTTTTCATAACCATCAAAATAATCAAGAGCCCATTCTGTGAATTCTTCTTGTTTTACACTAGCATCGAATAGTGAAGTAACACCATTCATTTTTAATTCATATTTATATGTTTTGGCCATGTCCATCACCTCTTTCCAAAGCCCGGAAGGAATCCACTTATCATCTTTCATATAAGAGATATAGCCGTCCCATAGACCTTTCTTCACCAGAGGGTGAAATCGCCAGTTATCAATTCTACGATTGAATGTAATATTAAGCTGTTCTAATTCTAGCTCAGTTGCTTCATCAATTCGCAGAAACTGTTTATTTTCAGTTAAACTTAGTTCCATTTATTATAGTCCGTTCAGAGACAATCGATTTCTAATTGCAAAGCCCATATTATCTAGGGTCTTAACTGAACTTGCAAAGAATTCTAATTGGTTTTCAAGATGAGATAATATCATATTGTCATCTGCTAGGTCTCCTTCTAAAAACTTTTCTTTTTGTTTTTCACCTAACTTATAGTCATATTCATAGTATCTAATATAGGCTTCCCTATATCTTAAACTTATTCCTGTCTTCTGTTCTTTTATTTTTACGTTTAGGTATGCAATCTGATCTACACAAGTCTGTCTTGATGATAGCGTTTCTGCTATTACCTGTTCCATACCATCTACTTTTTTAAGTCCTCTTGCGAGTCCTCTTATTGTATCAGACCATTGTGTTCTTTGTGCAGATAACTTTTGATCTAATGCTTGAATCTTTTCTTTACTCATATTAGTTATATTAGAACAGAGACTTTTTGTTTGGATTTGGCTTAATAAATTTAGCAGCCTTTTGGCCTTTTTTAAATTTAGGCTTCTCCACAACAAAGTTATTACTCTGTACGTTAAACTCTTCTACCTCAAAATCAACAATTAACTTGTTGCCTTTAAATCTTTCTGAATCTTTCAGAAAGTCTTCTAGATTATCTTCTACCATATTAGTTATACATACCATAGATCTAATTCGCTTGCTGTAAAATAGTTTTCAATTTCTTTCCATGCTTTGGATTTTTGCTCGAAACATACTCTAACCAAATCGTTGAGATCTTTTATATTATATGTATCTAGCTTAAAATCTGTTAGAAATTTAGACCACATAAACACTGGTCTTCCCTTCTTTAATTTCTCTGCCATCTTCTTTTTACCTGTTGCATCGTTATCAAACATATAACGTACAGTTGCCATTTCATCAAATTCATCAGTAGTCCTACCGGCAGTAGCTAGAGCTAAAGAATTATGCATAAACTTTGCATCGATTGGTCCCTCAAATAGAGTGACTGGCTGTTGGAAATTAACCTGCATAATTCCAAATAGTGTTGAGGCCTTTGCAAGTTTTGTTAGTTCATCAGGTGGTAGATCAAGCGGCTTTCCCCATTCTTCATAGAGCTTAGGTAGATCATAGGTTAAATACCTAGACCCATAGCCTTTCATTCTTCTGGATTGTGCGCCGATAATTTTACCTTCCATTCCCATATTTAAGATCCATAATCTGTTACCTTTTTGGGAGAAAAGAAATTCGTTAGATTTATTGTGTAATAACCTATCTTTAAGTTGGAACCATATCCAATCACCTGGTGTTATTTCCTTAGCGCCGAATATCTGTTTAAATTCAGATACAGTTAATGCCAAATCTTGGACGCTAGCAAGAGATGAGTTCTTTAATACTTGTTCTTGGCTAACCTGGGACTTATTTGCTTTTATATAGTCTATAATAGTAAATGAGTCTCCTGAATTAGGCATTTTAATCTGATGGTCCTTTAATAGTCCATATAGATTTGTATGTTCTGAACAATTGTAACAATGATACTGAAGAGTGTCCCAATACATGTTACCACGTTTTTTGGTATCATCTTCATGGGAGTCACCACAATAAGGACACGCCAGGGTTATTCGCCCTGGCATGTCTTTAAGTAGTTGCTTGTTAGGAGTAGAATGTGCTTCAACACATACTTGTTTCAGTGCCTTCTTTATTCTGCTCTTAAGCTCCTCAGTTAATTGTATGTTATTAGAGGTTGAGGTCATTCAAGAAAGAATCTAAATCATCATCGGTATTAGCTTTTGCTGGTTCCGTTGCAGTTGCTACTGGAGCTGCTGCTGCCGGAGTGGCCGCTGCTGCTACAGGTGCTGCTTTTGGAGCTGCTTTCGATGCAGGTGTTGATGTAACCTCTGCAATAGAATCGCCTGGATTTAGATACATTCTAAGAACGTTGTTTACAAATGAACGAGTGTCTTCGTCCCATGCTTTGTAATCGTATGTTGCAAGTGAAGGAGCTGCTTCCAATTCCTCTTTAATACTTGCCATCGCCTCTTTAGATCTTTCTGCTGGAGTTTCTCCCATTAAGATTGCAGATTTACTTGAAGAGAATTTAGACTTATCGTAGTTGTTATATTCCCCTTGTCTTGTAATAACAAGCTCAAAGTTCTTACCTTCGAATAGGTCAAATACCTGAGTTGGCTCACCAAAATCTGGCTTCAATTCAGAATCAATCTTCTCTTTAATCTTATATCCAAATTTGAATACTTTGTAAGTACCTTCTAACTCTGGGTTTTGTGGGTCCTTAACGATCTTAATTAGAGAATAGTACTGCTGACGTCTCTTTAATTTCTCTGATGACTTACGGTCTACTGCAGAATCTGATTTTCTTAATTTCCAGAATACATCTGCAATTGGACAGTGTTCACCAATTGTTTGTGGAGAGTCTACTAGTTTACCATCTCCATTAGAGTTAGTTAACCAGTGTACGTACTTTTGTATCAGAGATTTTCTTGGGTTCTCTGGGTTTGGTACAAAACGAATTAATGCTTTGTAAGTGCCGTCTTTACCGTCGTCGGCTGTAGGTTTGTAAACTTCGTTTACGCTTGTTCTTTCAGGCTGGTGTGTTTCCACATCTTCCACGCCTAAGTTAAAAATGTCAAATGAATCGCTCATAATTTTCTTTTAGTTGTTTAAAATTGTTTAATAATGAAATACTTTAATTGTCTTTCAGTTCCTTATAGTTGTATAATAATCAATAGTTTCAAACTAGATTCATATTTAACTTTGTGGTTCGCCAATCCCTTTTAACTCAGCATCAAAAACTCTTTCTATAGTTCCTTCACCTGAAGTTATGTATGGTCCGGCGAACGAGCACATTGTTATTGTTCCCGAGACAACGGTGTAACCCGCTGCGATCCCAGTATTGCATGGTGTATATTGAATTTCTAATGCTCCTTCCGAAGAATTATTTGTGATATTAAATACTTGACACTCAGGCATTACATTCGCTGTTTGTTAGAATCATAGTCCATCGTTAATATTGCTCCGTCAGGTTCCTTCCATCTATTGTCCTCTAGCTTAATCAGCCCTGATTTGTGTAACAACGCCTCACGTTCTATAGACGTAATCTGGTTGCTTAACACCATTTTGTGTAGGATCGTCGCTAGACGAAAGTATTCTGCAGTTACTAACATATCATTGATAAGTTTGATTTTTATACTTATTATATATCGTTATTTTGTTTTGTTTCTAGATGATATGCTAATATATTGGTCACTCTAGAGTTAGGCTTTTCTTAGCTAATTAAAAAAAGATTGAGATTTATTGAACTTTTTTGAAACCTTTTCTGGTAAGTCGCATATAAGTTATGTCTTTAACGCCAAAGGAAGATAAGTACCATTCCAGGGCTGGATGCAGAGACTAGGCTGAAGGCAGAGATTAGGACAGTTCTGGGCGGTCGCGGCTTGAAGCAGAGACTTGGTTAGTCCGGCAAATTTTCCCCAAGTTGCTGAAGCAAATAATGATTAAGGAACCAAGCATCGACTAGATCATCAAATGGTTTTGGAACCTTCTTAACCTCATCACCTATTTCATTTACACAATATTTAAATAAAGGAGACTGAGCTAACTCTGAACTCTCTACTATATTATTTAAAAAGGCTACCCAAAGTGCTAACTTATTCATGTTACCTTTACCAGCATGTTTCTTAATAGTTGTGGGTGCAACGGTCAGTAAATTTTTGACCTCGAGTTGGCTTATCATTTGTTCTTTAAGAATTGCAGCTCCTGCTGCCATATCAATCATATTATTAGTTCCCATCTTAGAACCATACGAAGTTCCCTCAAATGCTATATGATAATCCTCCTTAGTATTTGTTATACCAAGTATTAGATTAATAATATCATCCGCTGTTTGGATATATCTTTTAATCTTTGCAAATTCGTTTTTGGAGTAATCACCTACTGAAGATTTCCAGTCAGGTTGGTGTACAAGAGTAACGTCTTTAAATAGACTTATTTCTTCTTGTCTCTTTTGTTCGGCTTTTGTTCCTGAACCAGCTTTAATATAGGAGATAAAGTGATATTCATTCGTATCAGACTGCCAGACACAGATACCAGGGGAATTAAGTGAGAAGTCAACTGTAACTAAATTCAAATTAGATTCTTTTACCCATCGCAGCACCTAAAGCAGCACCGACTAATCTGGAGGTTAATAAATCATAGAAGATACCTTTTTGAATACCTAGTACTTTACAAATAACTTTACCAACTGATTTACCTAAAGCAAATCCAGCTAAACCACCAAAAATAGAACCTAAAAGACCCTCATTCATAAAGGCTTCTTCTAATCTGTCTAATTCAAATGTACCGTCTTCTTTTTGGTATTGTTGTACAAATTGCTCTAGTGCAAAATCTACTTTATCTTCTAAATCTTGAGTCCATTCTGATTGTAAACCTTCTTGTAAAAGTCTCATATCAGTTTCAGTCAAGTGTTGTTCAACTAAGTAATCATTAAATGTTTTCATAATGTATATATCTTATTAATCTATTTCTAATCTTAAGTCTAGCTTGTTGTAAAAAAATGTACATTCAAACGTATTAAAGTCAGCAACATTCTCAGCCATATTTAAGTTTAACTCATTTATAGAGTTCATTATTATTTTATTAAATTCCATATAGGCTACTGAACTTCCCTCTGCATCTAAAATTCTTAAAGTCATTGGTTCTATATAAGCCTCTTTAGTAGATCTAGCATAGTAGTACAAAAGAGTATCTTGCATAATCCAGTAGTTAATAAAACCATCTAATAACTGCATAGTTACCGTGAACTCTCTAGAAATTGTATTTTGAATTGGTACTGCACCTCTATGGTATCTTGTAGTCCCATCATTATCTGCTTGAGTAATTGGATCAAAAGATAATCCCGGAATATTAAGTCCTTGTATTGAATAATTAATCACATCAACTGGTTCAGCTAAAAGATTACCCGGAGTCTTATTTAAATACGCTCTGTATTTGTCTGCAACTTCTTGTGGAATAAACTTTCTAGGGAACCTAAAATCGTATGAATTATTTCTGCTATTTAATATCATTAGTTGCTTATGAATTTACCTTTAGTAACCATAGTCTCGTCTTGGCCATTGTCAATACTAATATAGAACGTTCTGTTTTGCATACCTCTAATAGAGTTTGCATTTTGTTCATTAATCTTAAACAACACTTCACCTTGTCCCATGTCAATATCTTTATTATATACATGGTTAAATTTTAACTTAGTCTTACCATCGTTAAATGTTAGTTTCACTAGTTCTGTATTTTCAAAAGAAATATACTCAAAGTCGTCACCTCTCTTTTTAGCAATCACAAACTTTATGTAAGTTGCAAATGGAGGAACTGTAATAGTTAAATCCCCCTCGTTTACAAATTCACCAGTTTCTATATCTTCAACATCTGCTAACATTTCATTAACACCACTTCCACCAGCGCCAGTGCCAGATCCAATACCTGTTAAATCTACTCTAGAACTAGAAGCAATTACATTATATCTTTCAATAAATGTAGGTACATATTTTATAGTTCTAGGTAAGTTATCTGTAATAAATCCAGAAATTATTTTGTTAGAAGTTAAACTAGGCAATACATTGTAAACCTCAGTTAATATATTTGGGCTATCAATTTTAAGTGCCTGTAACTTTTTACCATATCTAGCGGCTTGATTTACTGTAAGTGATGCTTTTTTAGTAATCTGGCTATTATCAGTTTGGTTGTATATTCTCATAGTTACATCAATTGAGAAATTAACTGCAACATTTGCATTTGTAATCACCGGTCTAAAAGTAACAGGAGTACTAAAATCTTCGTATTGTGTAAATGTGTTTTGAGTAGTTTTAATAAACGATGTACCTACTTGTTCAAATACATCTACATCAAAAATAACTACAATGTCATCGGATGAAGTACTTATTCTACTTAAAATATGTCCTTCAAATCCTGCAAGTGAATTATCCTTTTCACCATATATCTTAAAGTAATCCCCGTCGTTAGCATCTTCTACTACTACAGTAAAATCAGCAAACTCATCTTCTCTTGCAACTGTAAAAGAATTCTCTTCTCCAGTATATACATAATCGTATCCGCCTACAGCCTCTAATCTATCTAGTAATTTAAAACTAATATTATAGTTACTAAATGGGTTTTTATCACTAGAACCTATAGTTCCATCGCCATAAAATCTGTCATCGAATTCTGAATTCTGTCCAACTAAACTTGGAATCTTAATATTAATATACTTAGACCAAAGTGTTTCTCCTAAAATAAAAGGCTTAGGATTAGAAAGCTCATAATTACTTTGATTTAAATAAACTAATTGTGTTAAATAGTTTTTAACCCTAGTAGTTCTATCAGAATTTACCTCAAACAAGAAGCCTTCATATCCTCTTGCTGCAAAACTAAATCCAGATTTTAAGTGCAATCTTACAGTGTCATACAATATAAAGTTAATATTAGCTGTTGCATCTGATTGATAATTTAATAAATCATCCTCTCTACCACCAGTCCACTCTAAAGAGTTATTAATAAAATTTTGTTGTTCATAATTACCTGTTGAATCATAACCTAATAAAGCGTATTTAGTTTTATCATTACCCGGTACGTTTACAGCATGGTATCTTCCAATTGTTTGATTAATATCATTCCCTGTTTCTTCATCAGGCGTAGCAAACAGAGGATTAGCTCTAGTATCAACGATTGCTTTACCGCCAATTAAATCAGGGTAAGAATAAGATACTGTTCCGTTTATTACCGGAGTATATTCAGCAATATTAGTTATTGGAGAAAAAGAATAAACGCCTAAGTTATCACTAATAGTAAATAATTCAGGTTGTGGTAATCCATTTAAATCAAATTTATATGTCTTACCATTCTGCATTAATAAAGTTCTAGCAGCAAAGTTTTCAACTGCAAGATAACCCGACATAATAGTAACGTCAAAGTTAACTACAGCACTTCCTAATTCTGAAATTAAGTGCCTAGTACTCGAAGAATCACCTCTTACAGTATCTAGGAATTTAACCTCACTACCATTATCATCTACCTCGATGCGATACTTCTCTTGATCGCCTTGGTCGTGGTATATAAACTCAAGTAATATATCTTGGTCTATTCTAAAATATCTTGAAGATTCAGCCATGTTTTAAAATTGTAAAAATTTAGGTGACCAGTATATTCCTACGCCAATTGAAGGCCCAGTACTAATTACCTGGTTATTATTTAAGTTAACACCATATCCAACTCCAAAGCCAACTAGCCATCTAGATTTCTTTTGGTCTTTTCTGTTTAATCTACTATTAACTAGGTTTATATTTTCAATATCTTTAATCTCTAATCCAGGGTAGCTTGTTGATAACTTTAATCTATCTGCTCCGTCTACATTCTCAATCGCAGCCATTAGGCTTAAAGTTTGTGTCAATTCAAACTTAGTTTCCAGTACTTTAAATTTTTCAAATTCATATTTAAAGGTAGAAAACCCTGTTAGTTTTCTAGAGTTACCATCACCGAAATCTTCAGCAGATGTAAAAGTAACTTTAGTAGTTGTCGTGTCAATAGTCTCAGTTGTAGTAGTTACATCTAGACTATCTTTAATTTCTAGGTTAGCAGATATTAATGAGTTAACTTCTTTTAAGTCATCATTAAGTGCTAAAGCCTTTTTATACTTTTTAGTCAACTTAGCCTGGCTAGATTCTAAGTTTGATAAATCAAACTCAAAAGATCTAATTTGAGCTAGTTGATCTCCATTATCATTTCTTAAGATTGTAACTGAGTCTTGAGCAGCCTTAAAGTTATTAAGTTGTCTGCCGGCATCTTCTTGTGCTAGTTTTACATCTTGTTTTAAGTTCTCAATACTATTACATTGTCTAAGAAATAATAAACATAAAAGAACTCCGGCGATAAACATCACCAGAGACTTATTAGATAGTATATTTTTTATTTTGTCCTTCATAATTTTTTATTTTATCTAGCGTCGCCACTACCGCTTCCGGAACTATCACCGCCACTACCAGAACCACTACTTGGGTAACATTGTGCACCAATCTGGAAGTTAGACCACGTTCCCTGGATTAAATTCACTGATATTAAATCAGCACATACTACCGTGGAAGTAAATGGATTTGAAGTTATTTGGTTTGGTACGCCACACTCAGTGTACGATGCTGTTACTGTCGAGTTAGTGTTATTATTCCATGAATGGAAATATTTAGTACATGGCGCCGCTGTTGTTGTAGCAACAGTTGTTGCTTCAGTTATATAGCCTGAACAGTCTACACCATCCTGGTCAGTAGTTCCATTCAAGTCAAATACAAAACCTATTTTATCAGCACCCCATCCAGCATCTGGAGTTCTCGAACTCGATGTGGTTGCAGCCGTTAGCTTCGCGTTGTTTACGTAAATATTTGGTTTATTATCAATCATTTTAGTTAAGAAATCTGATTGAGTTCCATCGTAATTTATTGTGTAAGTTCCTCCGGAGCTATTACATGCTAGTGACGGACTAAATGCAGCGGCAAATGTTGCGAATGCCGGCCATGATGTATCAGTAATATTTCTAGTTACACTTAAACTGCCTGTTGCATTACCGGCAGAATCAGTTGCCAATAGAGTAGCTACCACATCTTCTCTATCACCTTCTGCTACAGCTTCTAATACTACATCATTTGTTATGTCAATTGATCCAGATCCTGTATTATTGTTTATTGTAATCGATAATCCATTACCCACTCCTGCGCCAGCTCCTGAGCTATCGCCGGTATAATCATTTGGACTTGCACTTCCTGTTAGGTTTAACCATACTGTAGTTCCATCTACTATATCAGTCGTTCCAACTGTATATACGATTGTAGTTCCTTCGTCTACATTTGCATCACCAGGTGATGCAGTTAATGTATTATACGCAGGCGCCGGTGCTTGAGTTGCAGGCGTCGGCGTTGCTGTCGCATTAGTTGCCGGATTCACTAATGTAAAGTCATGTCTATCAGTACAACCATTCGTAATATCAGTTATGATTGCGTAATATGTTCCCGCAGCTAATGCAAATGTATTTACAATTTGGTCATTAGACGCAAGATATGTAACAAGCTCATAATTAGCTGAGCCGCCAGTCGCAGTCATAGTAAATTGCCCATCGCTACCACCATAAGTGGTTGGATTTACTGGAGTTTCATTATCTTTTGCAAAGTTTGCACAATAAGTACAACTTCCATCATCACCTGTTGCGTTTGGATCATAATTATCCGCGTTTGGATCTGTACAACCCTGTCCATACTCTGGATTAGCAACTTGCGATATTGTCATCGAATCTGTTGCATTTGCATTACTAGGATGTGTTATTACAATATTCCCTGTTCTAGCACCAGTTGCATTCGCAGCAATTGTAAAGTTCAATTCAGGATCAAACGTAGTTCCATCAAAATATGAGTCTATTGTTACCCATGCCGGTGCAGTTACTTTATCAGCACTTAGTATTAATCCAACAGTTGGTGTCGTACTGTAAGTTATTTCACCAGCACCACCACTATGTGTTATATTAACAAATTGAGACTCGTCACCAGTAAACGCAATTGTTTCTACTGGAGCGCTTGTTGCATTTGTTGCTGACGTTGTAGCCGCAGTTGCTAATGTTGTTGCAGGTTCTCCAGTCCATGGATCCCCGTTTTCATCAACTTCTAAATCACCAGATGGGTCTATTACCACCGTGTTACCTATAATACCTCCGTATTGGTTTAGATTTAGATCTGCAGGTTGTTCAACTATAGCAACAGTTCCAGGAGTACTACCAGCACCACAAGGCGCTGTACAGAATTCTTTCCATGAAACAGTTCCATTGCCATCTTCAATTGCTCCCCAAAAGGCGCCATCACGGAATCTAATCATACCAGCCTCTAGAAAGGCAGCAGCAACGTTTGTCTCAGGTAATTTAAAAGTATTATTTATATTACTATCAAAGCTAACATTAGATTTAAAAGTAAATTTATCTAATTCTACAAAATATTCAATTATTTCTGCAGGATCTGTATTTAAATTAGCACCATAAGTCTCTGCTAATGTAAATCTAGTCCAATCGACATCTCCATCAGTTTGTTCAGATGTACTAAGAGTAATTGCTATATTATTTGAAGTTCCAGTTCTTTGTCCATGCCAATAAGTAATTAATTCATCAGAAGGAGAATTCCCTCCAACTGCATGTTTCCCAACTACTATTGTAGATCTTAAATTAGTTCTACCATTATTATCCTGAACCTCATTAAAATCTTGATCTCCTAAAAATATTACTGGATGATAATTATCTGTTGATACTTTAGGCTTAAGTATAACATATTCATTTTGAGCAGTACCATTATTAACAGGAATAACTTTCCATCTAGAAGTAGTCTCTCCAGTTAAACCCTGAGGACCTATTTCACCTTGATCTCCTTTTTGTCCAGTCTGTCCAACAGATCCCTGATCTCCTGGATTTCCCTTTTTACCTATAGGACCGCCACCGTTAGCCAGTATCTGGTCAAAGTTATAGTTAACCTTTTCCCACTTGATCTGGTTAGAGTCACTAGGGTGTAGTATTTCTTGTATATTGAATATGGCCATGCCTTATGACGTTATTTTTACCATAGGTCTAATTCTATAAGAGTAACCTAATCTTTTATTATATATCAACCTAAAATTAAGGGGCTTTTGTTCGTGAGAAGAAAAAGTAAAGTTTTGATCGTAGATGTAGTTATTATTATCTAAATCTCCAACTGAATCAACGCTTTCTACTTGAGATCCTGCACCTTTAAGCCTTTGTGTATATAGTTTAATTTGGCTAATTCCAAACACATTTATCAAGTTCTTCCCAATATAAAGTTGAGCATCATCCTCTAAAGTTGTTTTATCATCAGCCGAATTTGCAGCTAGAACATATTTTTTAATAGTATCTAGCACACCGTCAGCACTTAATTTTTTATTTATTGTAAAATCTATATAGAAGTCTAATACAACTCTCTTTTTATCCTCAAACTGCACAATATCTGTTGTATTAGTAGAGTTAGCTAAAATATCGTCTAATTCTTCTTCTGTTCTTACACGAGTAACATCAAAGTTTAACATCGTGTAACTATCTTTAATCTTCATAATAGTTGAAGCTAAATAAGATCTTTCTTCTTTAGTTTCAAATGTTCCAGGCACTTCTTCTAAAAGACCACCTGATAAAGCCCTAGTATAATAGTTTTTATCCCATGATGATTTAAACACATGGACATCTTTTTTATCAATAGCAACTTCTCCAATTAATGGATATAAAGGTGGCTTATCAGAAGATACTGATAATTTAATTACACCACTAGATTTAAATTCATTTACTTTTCTATAGAAGTGATTTTTAATATAACCCCATTGGCTATCATGAGTACCTCCATCGTAAATAAAACCTAAATTAAATGCAACACCACATCTATTATATCTCTTGTAGTAATCTTTAGCTAACTGAATATCTTCAGTGCTAGTTAAAGAATGTTTATACATTTGCTCTTCTAACTCTAACTCAATAATATTTGAAGTATTTTGTAGAGTGTTTGTTTTCATGTGAGCATATATGTCTGTAAATGTCACAACCGGAGTTGTATCAATAGTATATCCACCATTATGTCTAATCAAGAATGGATAATAAGTTCTAGTTAGTCCTAAATTAAAACCAATATTACCAGAAGATAATTTAAACGATTCAGGTTTGTCATCATCTACCTCAGTATTAACCTCGGCTTGTTTAATAAATTCAACACCATCTTCTAATAAGATAATAAATTTATTAAGAGATACTGTACCATCTAATCCTACAGTTGAATATGTAACTTTATCAGGGTTTCTTAATAACATTGTTGCCATATCTTGAGCCCCTAAAGATTCTAAGATATATTTATATGCATTAATACCTCCTCCTTTGTAAACATACTCAGCATTATACTGTAAATAACCTGGTAGATTATCTAATGTCGTTTCTACCGGAGTTCCGTTTGTAATATCTTGAGGAAGTCTTGCAAGTATTATTTCAGCCTGTCCACCTAGATTAGAAATATCTAATTGAATTTTCTGAAGACCAAACGCTGTATTTATGTTTACAATAATACTTCCGTAATCATCATCTTCATTTTTATTGATTTGCTCTAAGAATTGTGGGACACTTCCATCTGCATGCGTTAAACCATTTACTATTAAATAATTATCTGCATTAGGATCACTAAAGTTAGCACCTGTTAAATCCAAGTGGCCATCAACTTTAACATCAGAATACTTAAATGTACCCTCTTCATTATTCCATATTAATGAGTGGTTTAGTTCATATAATAATTTTCTAGTTAGAGTTTGATCTGCCCATAAATCATCTAATCTTAAAGAGATAAAGAATACTACAAACTTAAATTGTTTATTTTGTATTACTTCATATTCAATACCATTAGAATCTTCTGATGTTTTTACATTTAATACAGTACTAAATCTATATCCATTAAATTCAGAAGACTTAACAAAATCAACTGGACTTGTAGATGTAAATTCTTTTCTAGTTTTAAAGATAACTTTTAAGCCTTTAAATATAGACTCCGCAAATGCAGTATCATTACCACCATTGATTAGCGTATATTTTTTCTGTCTATTAGTCTTGACAAAAGTTTTGTATGCATTATCACCTTTAGTTTCAAAGCCTTCAGTTACAAAGAATCTATCAAAGTAATCATAGTCAATACTCTTAAACATGGCAGGCGTCATTTCAAATCCTTCCATAAAGTTAAGATAACTAAATGATTCGTTTAATTTATAGTCTGGGTTAGTTGAAGTACCAGTATTTTCTTTAAGGTGTTTTGGTAAGTTATTAATATAGAACCACTCGTGAGTCATTCCAAGTCTATCTCTACCTGCAACAGAAAGATCTGCTGAGAAGTTAGATCTACCAAACGCCTCGTTAGCGTTTAAGTAATATGGTTGTTCTCTAACAGTTAATGTATCTTTTAATACCCACTTGTTAATTGAAGGAACAACTCTACTCCTTATAGAGTTCTCTTTTAAATAGTTTTCTTTTAATCTATCATATTCACTTTCAACAAAATCTTCATTAAAAGTATCTGTTATTTCATCTTCCAATACTCCGGTTAATCCCGAGAAGTAACTCGCAGGTGCTGTTATATAATCAGTGTTTTCTCTTTCTCCAAAAGGATATATGTCACTTTGATTATCTAATTCCGGCTCGTAGTTAATATTAGCAGCGGTTTCGTATTTTAATTCTTTTAAATCTGAATTTGAAGTATCATAGAAATCAAAGTTCATATCGTGAATATCAAATGCAGAAAATAAACCTAATGTTACTAGGTTATCTGCAAAGACATTTACTTCACCTGATTCTATTGTATTTTTCTTATCCAATACAAGTTTCTTATATTGTAAAGGCAGTCTTTCAATATCATCGACAATATCGATAACTTTATTGTAAACACCTTGTGAACTAGTTTCTAAATAATCATTAACATTAATATCAGCTACAGAATCTAATGTTACTAATACAGATTTACCAGCTGAGTTACCACCATTAAAGAAATAGATCTTACTATTCTTAAATACTTCTGAAGTATTACCAGTTAGTTGTAATCTTAATACATTTCTAGGCTCGCCAGAGAGTCTGTTGTCTTCGTCAATAGTTAACCAGTCATTTGCATTATCGTTCGGCAGTGCAACCCCTGATTGCATTAGTCTATATCCAAGAACGTCATTCTTGATATAAAGATGATCTGCTCCATCATACGTTAATGCTGTAAACCCATTATCTTTAGAATTAATAGATTTTGTAAGAGCGGATGCAATTTCAGCATTAGTTCCATTTGAAGAAAATGCTGTTGTGTTAAAGCCTCCTGCTAATAAAGCATCTGACCCAAAGAACATATTATTTGAAAGATCATAAGGTACTTGTGTATACTCAATTCTAGCTAATGTTGTGTTAGAACCAGAATATGGAGCTATAGTAGGTTTTAAAGGCCTTAATGTACATTTATTTTCGTAAAATATAATGTCATCGCCGTCTGCTTTCCAATATAAGTTATCATCGATCCCAAGTCCTTTCAATACTTCAACAGTTTCTTGAACAGTATTTTGTAGTGTTAATAAGTAATTTCTATTACCATCTGTTTCTACAAGAGTAAGTCCTAATACGAATGTATCTCCAGGAGTAAATCTTGTAAAGTTAATTCTATAATCTTGTTCTTTAGAAGGGAATATTGCTATTCTATCGTTATTAGCAGGAGCTCCATTAATTGTAAGTTTAATAAAATCACTACCAGCAGCTGCATGTTTAGTTGTATCAACAGATCTACCAACATTTGCCAGCTTAATTTCAGCAGGTATCATATTAGAAGAATCTTCAACTTGTACTTCTAATTTTGAAGTATCATAGAATGAAGGAGAA